CTGCTGTACGTAGCAAGATTGATCAAGTGGCAGACACTCTGGAAACTCAGTTCCAGGAAGCATACGACCAAGAAATTGTTGCTTTCAAATCTGAGTTGACTGAGCGTGTTGATTCATACCTAGAGTTCGTTGCAAACGAGTGGATCAACGAGAATGCGCTACAAGTCGAAACTGGAATCCGAGGTGAACTTTCGGAATCCTTTATGACGGGTCTCAAGACCCTATTTGAAGAACATTATGTTGAAATCCCTGAAGATAAATATGATGTCTTGGAAGCGATGACTTCCAAGTTAGATGAAATGGAGACAAAACTCAACGAACAGATCGATAGTAATGTCGCTTTGACTAAGCGTCTGTCAGATTCTGTTTCAGACAACATCCTCGATGAAGTAAGTGAAGGTTTAGCACTGTCCCAAAAAGACAAGCTTTCTGAACTCTCTAAAGGTGTTGAGTTTGAAAGTGAAGAACACTACCGGGAAAAACTTGCCACGCTGAAGGAGTCGTACTTTGCTGCGAAACCTGTGGTTGATTCCCAAGAAGTTAGTTCCGAAGAGAGCATGGTCGAAGAACATTCTCCGGCAATGAGTGCATATCTCAACGCACTAACTAAGTTCCAATAGTATTTACCAACACCTAACCTAATAAAAGGTATACCCCAATGTTCAATTCTGGCAATCTCCAGAAGAAGTGGGCACCCCTCCTAGAGGCAGAAGGACTTGATAACATCAAGGACACTCACCGGAAGGCTGTAACCGCCCAACTTCTCGAAAACCAAGAGCGTTTTCTACGCGAAGAGCGTGCATTCCTGAGCGAAGCACCTCCTACAGTAAACACAGACCCAAGTGGTGGCGGAGCCGCAGGTTTCTCTGGCGGCGCTGCCGTTGGTGGTCCTGTCGCAGGTTTCGACCCCGTACTGATCAGTCTGATTCGTCGTGCAATGCCCAACCTGGTCGCTTATGACCTCGCTGGCGTTCAACCGATGAACGGTCCTACTGGACTGATCTTCGCAATGCGTTCACGCTACGACAATCAGTCTGGCACAGAAGCATTCTTCAACGAGCCCGATTCGGCATTCTCCGCACAGAACTCTAACGCCAGTTTGGCACAGGGTGACTACACCGGAGCAACTGATGGTGGCACTGCTGTTGGTTTCGGTACGACCGCCCAAGGTGGTAGTAACCCATCCATCCTCAACGGTGGTGCAAACAACGCATACAGCACTGGACAAGGTTTCAACACCCAAGCTTCTGAAGCTCTGGGCGATGGTGCCTCGAACGACTTCCGCGAGATGGCGTTCAGCATCGAGAAAGTCTCGGTGACCGCCAAATCACGTGCCCTGAAGGCAGAGTACAGCCTCGAGCTTGCTCAAGACCTGAAGGCAATTCACGGTTTGGATGCTGAAGCGGAACTCGCTAACATCCTCAGCACTGAGATTCTTGCTGAGATCAACCGCGAAATCATCCGTACCATCTACAAGGCTGCTAAGCCTGGTGCCCAAACTAACACTGCCACACAAGGCGTGTTCGACCTCGATACCGACTCCAACGGACGTTGGATGGTTGAGAAGTTCAAGGGTATGATCTTCGGTCTGGAACGTGACGCTAACGCGATCGCACAAGAAACTCGTCGCGGGAAGGGTAACATCATCCTTTGCTCCGCTGATGTTGCTTCTGCCTTGACCGCTGCTGGTCAACTGGACTACACCCCTGCCCTGTCATCCAACATGACTGTTGATGACACCGGCAACACCTTCGCTGGTGTTATGAACGGTCGCTATCGCGTCTATATTGATCCCTTCGCTGCTAACCTCAGCGCCGATCAGTACTATGTCATGGGTTACAAGGGTTCTAACCCTTATGACGCTGGTTTGTTCTACTGCCCTTACGTGCCCCTGCAAATGGTTCGCGCCGTTGGTCAGGACAGCTTCCAGCCCAAAATCGGTTTCAAGACTCGCTACGGCATGGTCTCAAACCCTTACGCCGAAGGCACCACACAGGGTCTTGGTCGTATCACCGCTGGTTCCAACACCTACTATCGTCGGGTCAAGGTCCAAAACCTCATGTGATCACGGTTCACATACTTCACAAAGGGTCCTTCGGGACCCTTTTTTTTATGGGTAAGTAATTATAATTTTGTTGTCTAGGTATTCAACTTCAGCATTCAGTAAACCACCTGCTCTTCTGATAAGAGCGAGTCCAGCAATCTTATCTGCCTCAGGACCTGCCTCAGGTTGCTCTCTATGCTTCTTCCACATCTCAGCAACCATATCGACAGTATGCCTCACTGGCTGGGGTATAGGGGTGGCACTCTGCCATTTATCAATCGCTTCCTGGGTAGGAATAGTAATTGTAAAGGCAAGTCCTTCTTCTCGAAACTCATCTTCCATCTTTTGATAAGTTTCTGGTGTTATCTTTACTTTATTCACTCTTCTCTCTCGTCAAGTGCTTCATGAATAATTTGTTTCAACTCAATACGTTCTTCTTCAGTGAAGATTGTACGAATTTTCACTGGCATAGGAGCATAACTACTTGGTTTCTTTGATTTACCAGGAAGACTCATTCCCTGTGTGTCAATTTTATCCATTGTTCTTTATTTTCATCTAATAAATTTCTCCTTTAGTAATTTGCTCACGACGTTTTAGTTTCCATACTATGTAGTCCATGGTAGGGACACACATAGGATTCCAACCAACAAAGGTTGTTGACTCTCCACTGGGTATCTTCCAACACTCAGCATCATCATTCTCAAGGTCTAGTGACTCACGGTATACTTCATCACCAAACATAACAACTGCTCTCTCAGCAGCATTCAAACTCTTGAAACAATCAAAAGAGTTCTTTCTAATCTCATCGGGGATGTGGTGTTTCATTTGAATTCACACTCCACAATACTTCAATTCTAATTTATCAATTTTACTTCTCTCTTTTTTGAAATACGTTCTGTAAGCAGGAGTAAATCCTTTCAAGAAATCTTCTTTGGTTTGAGATTCATCAACTTTCAAATCGGAACTAACTTGAATGACACCCTTACCTTGACATTGTATTGTCAAACAATCCCAAGAAATATGTATCGCATCAACAAGAGTTTCTGTAATAATACTATCTCCTCTGTAATCAACAAATAAAAATTTCAACATTTTACCAGAATTTAGGTGGTCAAAAAGTTTATCGGCACTAATCAAATTTGGAGAATAGTTTACTTTGTCAAGATTATTTGACTTTATATTCCATGGGATTTCTTCAACATAAATGTCCCCGATATCCTTTCTTGTAGTTGTAGTTGTATTATATTTTTTTGCATACAACTCTTCAATTTTTTTATCGTTTATCATTGAATAGCAAGTGGTTGTAGTCGGTCAAGGATCTCACGATAGGCAGGAACGATATCTCCTTCGTCCTTTCTGAATAGATCCTTATCAAATCTTTCGTCACTACCAATCTTCCATAGTCTCATACTATCAGGACTGATCTCATCGGCAAGATACAAATCACCGTGAGCATCATAACCATACTCAATCTTGAAGTCAACCAGATCAATACCCATGATGTAGAACATCTGCCGAAGGTAATCATTGATACGAAGGGTCATCTCAATAAAAGGTTCTGGATCATATCCCATCAAACGCACCCGGTCTGGTGTGAGTAGAGGATCATGCTTGCTATCATCTTTCAGAAAGAATTCTACAATTGGATGTGGTAGTGGAGCACCTTCTACCAAAGTTGTCTCACGAACAATAGATCCAGCAGCACGATTGCGACAGATAACTTCCAAAGGAACGATGTTTACCTTTTTACAGATCATCTTGTTAGCACCAACCATATTGATATAATGAGTTGGGATATTTTCTTTGGCAAGTTTCTCAAAGATAATAGATGAGATACTACAACAGAGAGATCCTTTTCCTAAAGGATGGTCAACCATCTCACCATTACCAGCAGTCACTTTGTCGTGATACTCAATGATGACACGATCAGCATCATCACCTGCATATACAGTTTTGACCTTGCCTTCAATAATTACTTCCATCGTTTTCATTCAAATACTGCTGTTACTCCCATAATGGTTGATGATGGGTTTCGTGCCAATGCAATTTTTCTCGCATCTTGATAATCTCTAGCAATTACAATCTCTTCAAAGACTGTACCTGCTTTGTATAGTTCAACTTTACACTTCATAAT